GTGTAAAATTAGGCATCGAAGAGGGTGAGACCCGCTTTCCACCCGAGTCCGTAGCGCCTAATAAGCGGAAGTACGACGAAAAAGGGCGTTATGTCAAGCACCAAAAGAGTGTTCAGAAGAAAAAGGAGGAACGAAAAGTTCCTTCAATGACGGAAATTATGAAAAATTCCTCTCTTTCTAACCCATACCGGAAGAAAAATGGCGGAAAGTAAGCAAAAAGATGTAAAATTGGCCGAAATTCCAGTGAATGCTAGTGAAGAGGCAGCTAAAAAGCGCCTTAGAAACCTATCTAAAGACGGCTGGAGTGTTGTACAGCTATTTTTACAGGAAATTCAAGCCAACGACCTGGTCAAAGAGGTGTTAGGGGGTACTAAAGTTACTCTCACTAACCAAATTGAGGTATTGAAAGAGAGAATCGAGTTAGAATTCGAAGACGACGAAGAGGTTAAAAAGTTAATTCAGGCAACTTTTCCTACATATAACACTATTCGTAGGTGGACTAAGGCCAAAGACTGGCAAGACGCTGTGTATGGTAGCATTAAGTATGCTAATTTATTCGATAACTTCCATAAAGCGAAAGTTATTGAGGGCGTATATAAGAAAGCTACGGCAGATGGACGCCAGGATATGAAAGCCGCAGAGCTTTACTTTAAGATCGAGGCTGATGTGTTCGGTAAAAATAAAGATAAAGGGGCTGAAAGTCTGCAAGACGAGTTGACGAGCGTGGTATTAGGGAAAAAGAAGTCTAAGTAAGGATGAGGAATGGAAGCCTACGTTGAGTATGGTGAACCTTTAAAATTACATGAGCTGCACATTGAGGAGTTGGTCAAAACTCTAGAAGCTAAGGGCGTTAAGCTTGTTTCTTCTAAAATTGGCCCCCTGACTCCTAAGCAGGCACTGATTTGCAATGATGAAGCTCGGTTTAAGGTAGTAGCGTGCGGACGTAGGTTTGGGAAGTCGATGCTATGTACACTTATCGCCCTGGCAGTACTATTACAGCCGGGACGAAAGGTGTGGGTAGTAGCTAAAGACTACGGACTCACGGATAGGGTCTTTAAAGAACTCTATCATTTGGTGGTAAATGAACTAAAGCTCGCTAAGAGTAAGTCCATGTATCACCGGTTTGTTACCCTAAACAACGGAAGTGAGTTTAGGGGCAAGTCCTGCACCAACCGAACCTCTTTAGTTGGTGATGCTGTTGATCTCATAATTTGGGATGAGGCTGCTCTAGAAGAGCAAGGAGAAGATATATGGAACCAGGAGCTTCGGCCCTGTTTAACTGACCGAAAAGGTTCAGCTATCTTTATTTCTACTCCTAGGGGCCGTAATCACTTTTATGAGTGGTATAAGCTAGGCAAAAAAGGTGAATTTGTACGCAATGCTTTAGAAGAAGCAGATTCAGAACTATCGGAAGAAGACATTGCTATCTCTGACTGGTCTTCATACAAGTTTACCTCTTATGCCAACACTACTGAAGAAGGGGGATATTTAGATAGGGCTGAGATTGATGCGGCTAGACTGACTCTACCGCCGCTGAAGTTTCGTCAGGAGTATCTGGCAGATTTTACGGCTGTTTCTGATAGAACCTTTCCAGAGTTTAATTTCGACACACAGCTTATAGACGAAGACTTTGGTGGAAATATCATACAGCCCAATAATCCGGAAGTTTACGCCAGCATGGACTTTAACTATTCTACACCATGTACTACTCTCTACGCCCAAATGGATGGAAACTTAAATATTTTCATTTTCGATGAGTTTGTCCCTCCAGAAGCTCAAACTACAGTTCATGCCCAAGCGAAGCAATTGTTAGAGATGGATGCTAAATTAGGAGGGGCAATAAAAGTAGTTGTAGCTGATATTGCGGGCAAACAAAAAGATTTGGCTGGAAGAAGTGCCTGGGATGATTTAAATTCTTGGGGAATCTATCCCACAGGCAGGAAGCAAAGGATAGAGACGGGCTGTGACCTGATCCGCCTCTGGTGTAAGTACCCTGTCATAGATGAGAAGGGGAAAATACTCTTTGAGGAAGATGGATTAACTCCCATAACATATCCTAAACTATTTGTACATAAGAGATGTGAAAGTCTTATTTATGCCCTAGAAACTGCCACTGCGCCAGAAACCCAAGGAGGATTGCTGAAAGAGGGATATAAAAAGGACGGTAAAACGGACGGACCCTTGGATGCTCTCCGGTATTTATTGGTATATTTGCTCCATGATTCCGGTTATGTAGGAGCAGTTCCAGTAATTTAAGCCAAGTAAAAGGAAAAAACATGACTGACAGTATTATTCAAAATAGACGTATGATACGTCAAAGATTTGACCCGACAGCTTTTCATCAGACAGTAGAACTAGACGCGGTCACTACTTCCGACAAGGTAAAACTTGATGTCGTAGCGACAAAGATCACTGTTCAGCCCCCAACCGGTATGACTATTACGGTAGATGTATCCTTGGACGGAATTCGGTGGACCCAAGTAGTTACAGGCCTCACAGCCCTGTTTACTTATGGAGACGCCATTGGTGATCATCTAGTTAAACATGTGAGAATAACGAGAACTGCTGGTTCTTCGGGGAAAGTAATAATTGTTGGAGCCTAAGTATGCCAGATCCCATCCCCAAATTAGTGATATATGTGAACGGAAGGTTTAGGCTTATCAAGTCCAACCTGCCTAGTTCTGTGCAGGGCGATGCGGATATGCAACGTAAGTTACTATTGCTCATGGCTCACAAATATCGCTTCTTCGATTGGGGAAACAAGCTTCCAGAAGAAAAATTTGAAGAAATTAACACTTATGTATATAGTTTAGTTCAAGACTTATACGAGGAATAAACAATGCCCAAACGTGCAGATAAAGCTACAGGAAAGAGTACGCTGAAACATAGGGGGCAAAGCCGCAAACAACAGGGAAATCCAGGAACTAAGGCTTATAAGGCAGAGACTGAAAAAGTCAAGCCTAAGACTATGAAAGACCGTGGTCCTGGTTCAGCGTTTGCCAATGCTCTCTATAGGAGCGAAGCTGCTCGTCTTAAGGAAGAGTCAAAGAAACCAGGAAATCTGGGCTATAAAGAAACACTTCCTGTTGGCCCGCAAGCAAAGAATAAATCTTTGACTAAGTATTTGAAAAAAGGCAAAAAATAAATGCTTGAGGATAAGAAGAATTCTCCTAAAGATAAAACCCCGGATAACTCTACTCAGCAGACTCCAGTAGTTAGGCCAACGAGGACTTCTACTAAGAAGAAAATCCTGACAGCGCTTAAAAACAAGGATGCTCTGGAAAGCAGTCTATATGTGGATGCTCATAAACTTGTCAATGTTTATAAAGAGTTATTTAAGAAAAAAGGGCACAATATTATCGAGAATTCTAAAAATCTAAAGAAATCAAGGAGTAAAAAATAATGGGTGTCGGACGTAGACTTGTTCAACTACTCCATAAAATTGTGGATGATGTTAGAGACAATATTCCCCGCAGAAGGCGTGTGGATCTCCGAGAAGAAACTCTCCAGGATTCTCGCGGCGCATACGGGGCTATCAGAGGACTGCGTCGGAGACAGGAAAGAGATCTGGGTCAGGATTTTTTCGAGGCCAAGATTCCTAGAGCCTGGGAAGCCGATGTAGATATTGAAAGAGTAGACTTTGGTGGTGGTGACTTTGGTCTCCGCATTACCTTTAGCGAGTCTATTCAGGCTATCGACAGAGGTTTCATTGCTGGTGACGAACTACAGATCATCGAAGACGATTCAGCTCTTGAGGGCCAACGTTTCGTGGCAGTTGAAGAGGTGAATACGGGCGATGTCGCCGCTGGTAAGGTTCGCGTTGTTTCCGCAACGGTTCTAAGACTTCCGGATGACGCTGGTTGGGTAGATGAGTTGGGACCAAGGGTTCAAGCTCGTTTAGCGGCTGGTGCTCGCCAATAATAGTCAACTTTCGAAAGGAGATAAATAATGGCAGAGAAACGTAAAGTTTCGGATAAGGCTTTTGCGCTTAAGCATCGTGGCAAAAAGCTTCATCAAGGTGAGAAGGTCGGTATGCCCGAGCCTCTGGCCAAAGAAGAAGTTGCCAAGAGCCTGAAAAAGAAAAAGAAATAACTTTAGGAGAAGGGGAGTTAGGTTGTAGTTCGATAGACCTGGTACCGGGCAGAACAAAACAATGCAACTCCCCTCCCTTTAATTTAGGAGAGAGGAAGTATGTCCTTTAATCTCGGTGTTCAAAACTATCCTGGAGGTAATCTAGGGGGATTTGGATTTGGTACAGTAGGTATCTATCTATACGAAGATATTTATTATCGCCAGTGGATCACCGAAATTGCTTTAGCCTTTTATGAGGGTCGCCAAGACGAATTCGTGTGGTTGGATCTACTAAAGCAGTTTAGGAATCCTGAAAAGCAGCAAATTCTGCCCCTTAATCTTACTAAAGAGATTATAGATGAAACTGCTATTTTGTACCGAGAGCCACCTATCTATGCAGTGAAAAGTCGCAATACTGGTAAGCCTCTGAAAAAAGATCAGAAGCTTTGGGAGAGAATCCAGAGAGATAGCCGGTATCTGCAAACTATGGATAGGGTGGACAGATGGTGTAGGCTTTTAGGTACAGTTCTACTGAAAGTATCATTTATTAATGAATCCACCGGGCAGGTAGTAACCAAGAATGAGGGGGGAAAAGTCCAGCTAGATGTGCTACACGGTGGAGTATATGATATCAAATATATAGATAGCCCTTATTATATTTCAGAATTATTGATCGGATTTGGTCAAGGATTTTTGGGATTTAATAGAGGAGCAGGCGGAATGGGCCAGACCCGAAGAGGTCCTTTAGGACAACTTACGGGCGTTGGTGCCGGAGCTGTAGGTAAAGTTGGTGGTTCTAAACACGGACAAATAAGTACTATCTACTGGTCACCTACCTCCCATAAAGTAGAGGATGAAGAGGGTAAAACGCTGCATGACGGTGATAATCCTTATGGAATGATCCCCGCAGTACCATTCTTTAATTCTGATCCAGCTCATTATTATTTTCTACCTATTAATGAGCCTCTTATATATGCAAATCATGCTATAAATATGCGTATTACGGATCTGAACCATATTGCTAAGTTCCAATCATTTGGTATTCCAGTTCTTTCGGGAGTTGAAAGAGGCACTTCTATCCGTAGAGGTAGGCCAGTGGATGACTTCAATTTCTTTAGGGCTGGCTCCGCTACTCGCAGCCACGTTGGAGCTATAGCCAGATTTGGTCAGGGAGCCCAGTTTCGCACATTCGATAATAGCTTTGGTTTCTTTGCTGACGGCAATGCAGATGCAAACGCTGTTGGAGCAAGTATCGGACCAGATACAGCCATCGCTGTTGGGGAAAAAGGTGATTTCAAATTTGCCCACCCCCAGGCAGATATCGTTGGTTTGACCAAAACTATCCAGCAATTTCAAGACTGGGTGCGTGTAAATCATGGTTTAAATCCAAAAGGTGGATCGTTTGATCAACCTCAAAAAGAGTCTGGTTTCAGCAAGATGCTGGAAAAGATTGGTGTTCTAGAAGAAAACGTTCGCCGTCAGAAACTATTTATGGAAAGGGAGCAACAGCTCTTTGATACCATTAAAAAGTTGTGGAATACTCACTATTCTTCTGGCTCTGACCGTTTTTCGGAGGATGCTTATCTAGAAATCAACTATGTAGAACCCCATTTTCCTACTGATCCTCTGACCAAAATCAACCTCCTTGAGGGGGAGAGAAAGATTATTGAGTCGGGAGATCGCAGAGCTATTCATGAGCTATATAAGCATAAATCGCCCGATGAGATCGATGAGCTTATTATACAATATCACAAAGATAGAATGGAGCAAATGGATAGGGAGCTGGAGTTGATGAAGAAGCAGTCCAAGGCTATGGATGCTATGGGCCTACAGTATAACGCTGCTGAGACTCAGACACAGTACAATGCGAGTGTTAAAGCCAAGGGAGCAGACCCTTCTGCGTCGAGTCAGGACAATCGTACCAAACACTCTGTAGATAGTTCTAAACAGAAAGGTAAGAATCTAGATACTCGTAAAAAGCAGAAGTAAGAGGAGAGAGCGGCAATAGCCGCTAAAGGGAGGATCGCATGTCAGTTACTCATCAATTAGTGTTGGATACTGTTCCAGCTACTTTCGCTATAGACGAAGGCACTGAAGATCAGATGATCAAACTCCATAAAAAGTGGAGACAGAAAGTCTTCTATGGAAAAAGTAAGACTATCAGTATCCCAAATCCGGATGATTTGCCTGCCGATGTTCGCCCAGAGTCCATTATTGGTATCAGGGTGGTCAGGATTCCGGAAGAAGAGCTATTAAGACGGCGGGCACTAAAAGACCCTAGAGCCAGGATGTTCTTAGAAAAGACAGGTCAGTTTGAGGAGGGCATCGACTTACTGGACCAGGGTATGAAATAAATCCGAGTAGACCTCGGTAAGGGTTAATTTTAAACCAGGGTAGACCCCAAAGGAGGCGAAATGCCAGATCTGCTTGACACCCTCGGAAAAGAAGCTGAAGGCGCTAAGGCTGATGCTAAAGCGGCTAAAGCTGACAACGATATGTTGGATGGAGAGCCTAAAAAAGTCGATTTAGAGACTGTAAAGCCTACTCCACCCACGGACGAGGGAAAAGAGAAGAAGACCGCTGAACCAGCAGAGGACAAGGACAGTCCTTATAAGGATTGGACGGTCAAAGATTTCGAGAAAGCTCTTAAGGACGCACGCAAGGATGCGGGTAAGTATCGTACCAAAGCTAAAGATCTCGAAGAGCAAATGGATTCTAAACTGGAGTCTGTTATTCAAGAAATCGATAGTAAATATGCCCCTCTTAAAAAGAAAGCTGCTGAGTTTGACAAAATCAAAGCTGAGCAGGAAGATAAAAAGAGGGACATGTCGGAAAAGCTGGCTCACCGGGAATCTCTAATTCGTGAATTAGAAGAGCAACTGGAAGCAGCCAAAGACTCTTCTCATAAGGAGAAGGTCGCATTACAATCAGAGCTAGACAAAGTAAAGGGCTCTCTAGAGGGTCATTTGGCCTACTACAGAGAGCAGCTTGACAAAGAGATGGAAGCAATTCCAGCTCAATGGAAAGAAGTTGCCGATGCTATGGTAAAAGGCACAAATGATACAAGAGAAGCTCTGGCTCTCATTCGTGATGCCAAAAATAAGAATTTCTTCGGAGATAAAAAGGTAGAAGTCTATCATGGAACTCCTAATAAAGCCAGTGATGGTGCTAGAATGAGTTCCCAACCAACCGAAGACCAAAAGAAAGATATGAAGTCAAAAGATAAGATTAAAGCCGGTCTAAAAGGTTTAGTTTCCGAGGTAAAGACAACAAGAGGTAAGTTCGGTATCTAACCTAGACAGAGGTAATTAATCAATGGCACAAGTTGTGACTCTCACAGAAGCTGCAAAACTCTCTAATAACCTTCTGGTTGAGGGCATTATCGAGGATATCGTTACGGTTGATGATTGGTATCAATATCTTCCGTTCGTGGTGTTTGAGGGCTTAGCCTATACTTTCACCCGTGAAGCGACTCTCGCTAAGGCCGATTTTGCGGCTCCCGGCACTTCCCTAGCTGCGGCTAAATTTCAGGGCGGTGCTACGTTCCAAAATGTGAACGTTAACCTAGCAGCTATTATTGGCGACATCATTCTCGATGGTCAAATCGAGGATCAACTCTCTGATCACAATGATCAACTTCAGGTACAGATTTCTTCCAAAGCGAAGCAGATCGCACGTATCTACATGAACGCGATTATCAATGGTCGTAGGGTTCCAGGTGGCGCTTTAACGCAAGCCAATAGTGGTCCTATCGGCATCGAAGCCAAATTCGACGGCATGAAGAGAATTCTTGAAGCCGAAGCTGGCAACGTCGATGACGTCAACCATCCTTTCTACAATGCTGGCGCGTCTACTCAGACTTTGGCGCTCGTTGAGGATGATCCTTCATCTTCGCGTAATGGTCGCCCAGGCCGTGTGTTCGCACTCGAAGATTTGGACAATCTGATTGACCGTATTACGGTTGGTCGTCCTGACTTCTTGATGATGAACGCTCGTGAGATCCGGACGCTACGTGTTCTCTTGAGGAACACCGGCGGTGGTACGGATGCGTATCAAATTCAACAGCAGGGTCTTGGTAATATGAAGCCTATGCTTTTCTATCAAGATATTCCTATTTTCCGTAATGACTTTGTTTCTAAAGAAGACGGCGTCAACTTGGTTGATACCGGTGCTGTTGCGGCTGTTGGCGCTACTAGCATTACTACAGCTGAAGACTATAGTGGTGGTGTTCCGGCGGCTTTGTCCGACGGTATCACTGCTGGTACGGCTGAAGTCCGTGTTCGTGACGACGACGCTATTCTCCGGCGCTGGAAAATTACGGCAGCTACTGCGGCTAACCCGTCAGTGTTGACCGTGACGGCGACTGGGCAGTTCTTGGATGTCGAGAACAACCGTGTGGAGAGCGTGTTGGCTCCTAACAACGCTTCTCTCAGTCTCGTGGCAGAAACGTATGAGATTTTTGAGAGAGCTGACGGCTCTACTGTTTACGCTGGTAAATGGGGTGAGTACGAAGGCGTTGTGGGCTTTACGTCCGCTCAAAATGCTGGTCTTAAACTTGAGTATGTCGGTCCTCGTGAAGATGAGAACGCCTACCAATATCGTCTCAAATGGTATTGTGGTTTCGATCTTTACAACCGTCTTGCTCTTGCTAGGGCTAAAGACGTTCTTCCGCTGGAGGCTTAATCTAGCGTAGAATTTATAGTAGGGGCGGGGTATTAAGCCCCGTCCTTACTTCGTTTGTTTCGAGGAGGGAAAATGTACTGGAATCGCAAGGTTACCGACAAAGAATATATTGTCGTGAAGCATCCCTTGCGGGATTCTTCAAATACCTATTATCATGGTATTAAATTTACTAGAGGCTACGCTGTAGTCGCCAAGGGCTCTAAGAGCCATACTTTTATCAAGAGTGCTCCGTTTCTTAAACATCATAAAGAATTCGATCTATCCTACCTAAAAAATATCTTTAGACTTAAAGAAGTTAAGTTAATCTTTGGCCACGATGTTTATCATCATTATCTACAGTCTATAGGTCTAGATAATAATGGATTACCTACAGAAACAACGGAGGAAAAACCACAAGAAGAACAAATTGTCCAAGAAGAAAATTTAGTAACAGAGGCTACCGAAGCAGAAACTGTATCTGAGGTACCTGAGTTGGTGGAGGATGATTCTCCCCAAGACGTCTTAGAAAAAGAGGAAGAGACGCTGGATTTCGAGAGTTTGACACCAGATCAGAGAGCAGAAGCTCATAAAACTCTAGGACTTTGTTCCTATATCCGTAAAAAAGACGGTAAAGTATGTGACAATAAGGCATTAAATAGCAGTCCATCAGGTTACTGTTTTGCTCACGTAAGATTTGACCCAGAACGAAGGAAGAAATAAGGAGGAATCATGGGACTTTTACGACTTGACAGACAACGTCTGGAAATTAATATGATTTTGGGTGTGCTGGAAGAGTACAAGCCTACTACCCAAGTAAAACGGCTTCAAAAACGCTTAGAACTTCTTCGTAAAAGATATACAATTGCGATGGAAGAGTTTCGTAAGGTTACTCAGGAGGAAATTGCTCCTGAATTGACTACTATCGAAGAAGAAATCAATGAAATCAACAATGCAGCTTATCCTGAACTCGCTAAGATCCAGAATGGCGAAGTAGCAGAGCCTATTAAGCTTAAAAGAGATAAGCCCGAGGACAAACCAGCAAAGAAAGCTAAAAAGAAAGCCAAGAAATAAGAAGGTAAATAATGGGATCTAAGGGTAGCACGGGAGCCGGAGTTCAACATACTTCTAGAGGTCCCACCCAGGGCGTAGCTCTTGTAGGGCCTAACGGAAGACACGTAGATGTTGTAATCGATGGAGACGGCAAAGTTCGGCTCCTCGTTGACGCGAACGTGACTGTTGAAAACGCTACCATTAACGTAGATTTAGATTCCGAGTCTGGCGATAATGTTGCTATCGGAAATATTACTAATTCTGATAAGTTATTTGTACATTCCGATGGAACAGTTAGTATACGCTTGCTAGATGAGTCCGGAACTGCCTTCTCTACCCTTAATCCGCTACCTACTGAGATAGTTACCTCCCCTGGGGGCCTAGAAGTTAAAGTTGAGGCTTCATCTGGGGATACTATCGCTATATCAGGCCACCAGACGCAAGTATTTGACGAGAACGAAGTAACTGTTAATACAGGTGGAAGTTATACTAACGTCCTTACATATGTGGCCCCATTCGATGATACGCATATAACTTTTGCAGAAGTTACAGGTCCAGTAGATTCAGTAGTTCGTATGAGACTAAATGGAACCACTATACGAAAAAGACACCTAACCGCAGGTGCTCCTAACGTAGAATTTCCATTTATTGAACCACGACGGCTCACTTCTGGGCAGTCCTTAACAATAGATGTAAAACCTGACGCAACTCCTCCAGCCCATTTTTCTGGGGTTGAATTCTTTGCGTCAATTCAAGGATTTATCGGCTAAATAGTTGGGAGGATTGGAATCAAGCACAATGAATATTTATAGTAATTTAGGAGAAATAAATGGCTGATTTCAATCAATTTGGAAACCTTGTAGGTGAGTATAATTCATCTTTACCTACTTTATCAGATGGTGATAAGAGATCTCTACAGGTAGACTCTAGTGGTCGCTTAATAGTGGCAGCTAATCTTAATGTAGATCTCGATCATACAGAAGATTCTGTAGCAATTGGTGATGGTACTGATCTTTTAGATATTAATTCGGACGGTAGTTTAACTGTCCGCCTAAGTGACGGCACAAACTCGGCTGTCATTGATGGTTCTGGAAATCTGCAAGTTGTTGAAACTAATAGCGCAGATATCTTAACTTCCCTTCAACTTTTAGACGACGCGGTTTTTGCAGTTGATGATGCTGCCGGTGCTACGGATGCTGGCTTCCAAATCTTGGCAGTCAGAGATGATGCACTAGCAACACTCACTGAGGTGGATGGGGATTATACCCGTCTACGCACCAATGACCGTGGAGCTTTGTGGATTAAACCTGATGGTGACATTGCAGTTACCGCAACTGATCTAGACATTCGAGACCTTACACATGTAAGTGATAGTGTATCTATTGGTGATGGCACCGATACATTAGGAATCGAAGCTGATGGATCTATTTTAACACGTCTTTATGATAGTGGGGGTACTGGATTGACCAGTACTCTGGTAGGTGCTGACCAGGCTCTAGATGTTAATGTTGTTCAGACAGTTGAAACCCATGGTACAGAGGCTGATACCGCTTCCGATAGTGGTGATGATGGCTTAATCGCTATGACTGGTGGTGTGGATACTCTAGTGTCTATTGCTGTCGGTGCTGGCGTGACTTACCACATCAAGGCTTTTCATTGGGCTGCTAGTGAACAGGCAGACTTTAGATTAGAAGTTAGGGATAGTGGTGCTCTTACAGAAACTATACGCAGAAGCCTAAACTCTGGTGCTGTACCTAGCGGAGAGTTCACCTTTCCTACAGATATAGAAGTGACTGGAGCTGCAAACCGTACTTTGGAAGTTCGGGTGAGAAATGCGGCTGGTGATGCTACCGGCCTAGCTCATGCAGCTATTAATGGTTATACAACTTAATAAGTAGTTAATATGGCGGATTTTGGTCCTACAGAACAAGAGATAAAAAATGTAGTTAATCCTGAAGAGAACTATTTTGTTCTTATTGACGGGACTAACCCGACCCATAAAGCTGTAGTAGATTCTACTGGGGCTTTGAAAGTTACTGGCGCGGGCGGTGGGGAGCAATACCCCACCGGCCAGGCCGATACCGGAGTCGAAAAAGGCAATATAGCCCTAGGAAGCGACGGGAGTAACTTTTATTACCTTCTCACTAACAATCTGGGTAGACTTCAGGTAGACGTTATTGGGGGTGGGGGAACCTCTGGTCAGCTAGTTCAGGATGGTGACGCGGTCCAAGCAGGCGATGTTGGTCGTATTATAGTAGGTACAGATGGCTCTAATTATCAACATATTGCTGTAGATTCTGCTGGACAATTGCAAATAGATGTTCTTAGTTCTGCACTGCCTACTGGAGCTTCCACATTAGCAGAACAGCAGACGCAGACTACCGCTCTGCAAGCTATTCAGACAGCAGTAGAGATACTGGATGACTGGGATCAAAATGATAGAGCTAAAGTTAGTCCTATTCCAGGCCAAAATGGTATTTCTGCTGGTTCTGGAGTGATTGATGCTTTGACTCCAAGACTTACTCTGGCTACCGATGATCCTGCTGTAGTCTCTTTATCAATACTTGATGATTGGGATGAGACGGACAGGGCTAAAGTAAATCCAGTTGTTGGACAAGCAGGACTAGCTGCTGGTACAGGTATAGATGTAGCCAACGCATTACGGGTATCTTTAGCCACAGATGTGCCGCTTCCTGTGGGCACCAATATTCTCGGTAAAATCGGATTAGTAGATCCAGCAGGAGATCCTCTAGCCAAACAAGAAGGGGCATCTGTCGTAGGAACTCCTTATGGAATTCCTATGGTAGGTACGGATGATTCTACGGAGTACCATATAATTACGGTAACCGAAGATATTCAGGACTTTAAACATAGATTAGCTATAGAGGGTAAGGTTTCTGTTAGTGCTCCTACAGCTCCCCCGGCTGCTACTTCTGTTTCTATTCCAGCAGATACACCGCTAGATGTATCTAATACAGAGACTACAGAATGGACTATCCCTAACGGAGTTACTTTTACGTTAAGTCAAATAACTTATGGGGCAGAGGGTGATCCCAACGAAAAGGGATCTAAGATTACTGTCTATTATGTAGATTCAGGTGGTACGCCACATGTCATTGATAGGGCTTATTTTACTGGATTTAGCGGACAAATTTTCCCGGATACCAGTGAAGCTAGAGATGGGACTAGTATGACAGGCAATGGCACTTCCACCCTAATTCGTATAGTTAGGGAGAGATTAGGTGGAGCTACTTTAGAAATAGACTGTGTAGCAAGAGGATACTACGCGTAATGGCACAAACACTCCATAAATATTATTATAAAGAGGTTTCAGAAAATACTGAAGATTATGATGCCTATGTAATCCCCAATGGGGAAGTATGGGAGATTGGTTTTTGGAATGGGTCTGCGAATGCTTACCGTGAAACCCATGTCTGTCTAATTTGGGATTATGATGGTTCATCCCCAGAGATAATTGCTATTACCTATAATTCAGAAAAAAGACACATTTTACGTCAATTTACTGGCGATGGAACCAAGAAAATAGCTATTGTGCTAGTCAACGACTCTCCTAATGTAGAGAGGTTGGGAGCCGAATTTGAATATAAGGTGCTCTAATGGGAACTAAAGCGAGACCTAGAAAAGCTGATAGAGCCGCAGATGGCAGGCAATTAGTACGTTCAGATAGCCGTCCTATAGATGCCACAACCTATTTTACTAGCCGGGGAGATACAGCTTCTACTCTCGGTAATGGGGAAATTATACAGTGGGATTTCTCGACTGCCGATGATGAAGTTACGGATTCTATTACTACTACAATTCCAAGTGGTTTTAAAAGAAAGAGATTAAAACTTAGTTTTTCAGATGATGTAAGAGTTAAAGAGGGTACTCTATATTGGTTGAACGCTCCTTTCGGAACTTTTGTAGATTTTTGGGTTGTATGTCCAGACGGCCAATATTATTATGATCGAAGTGGTACTCCTCAGCAGGCTAGTGGTGATACTCCTATAGTACATTATGTTAATCACCATATGATTATGGGCGATTGTCCTATGGGTGACGAGATGAATACTGAGGCAGCTAATGAGAATCCTATTCCCCCAAACTATGAGTTGTGGGTAGAGGTGACTATTGATGAGAATGACACGAGCTGCGTAGGGTCGGGGGAATTAGAGCTATATAGAACGCGTACCCACCTCCTTCCTGGAGAATCAGCATAATGTTACAGCTATGGTCTCTTATAAATACTTTAGCTATGTTCCCTATAATGGCTGCACAACTTATTCTAGGGGCACTCATACATGTAATTGGAAAACTGTTTAAAAGTCATAAACTTAGAACTCATGGAAAAGATCTAGCTATAGCCGTGGATCAATACATGAATGTAGTTTGGTTAGGTAATCCGGATGAAACCATTAGCTCTAGGACGGGAAGAGCGATAAGATCTGGAAAACCTAAATGGTATATTAAGTACTTGTTACATCCCTTCGTAGACAACGCAGCAAAATTCTTTGGCGATGGACCAAACCACTGTATAAACGCCATTGAAGAAGATGAATATGAAGAAGGACAGTACGAAGTTTGGAAGTGGTATAAATAACCCTTAGATCATTGGGAGAGATCATGAGGAAAATAGAGACTAAAAAGAAACCAAAGTCTCTGGAAACTAAGGGCAAAATACGTATATTGAAAAATACTCATCATAAATGGATGCAGTTTTCCGTATTTCTGCAACTTATCCAGGTTACTCTCCTAGTATTTATAGCTGGGAAAATTTTTGGATATTTTAGTTTCTAGGAGGGATTGTGAAAACTGGGAAACTCATCAAAAAGATGGCAAGTCATAGGGACGTACAGCCCAAACAAATAGGCCAACCACCTACTCCAGGGGAGCAAGTTCAGGTGAAAACTGATAGTATTAAAGAAGAAGTGATGGCAGAAGTAGAGGAAATGTTGGTGCAAAAAGAAGTGGCTGATGCAGAATATTTCGAAGGAGAATTCAAAATCCTACGTAATGAAATAAGGTCCCTAAAAGCTAGTTATAGCGCTCTCATATCTGAAAATGCAGAGTATAAGAAAAAGTTAGATACTCTCTTGGATACTATTGAGAAAGCTAAGGAACAAAAACCTAAAGTTTTTGAAAGGTTATTTAAGTAATGTCAGTTATTATTGATTTTACCTCCCCCGGCAATCCTCCTAATAATATTGCCAGTTTTCAGGTAGAGAGAAGTGCGAGAGCAGCAGACGGCACTATCGCTAACGCAGGAGACGTAAACAACGTAACTAAAGTTATCACAGTTACTTTTAGTGGTACGCCACCTGCTGATAATGTCCTTCGAGGGGATCAAATGGAAATTGGGGGCTTGCTATATAATATTATAGCGAATACCTCCACTACTATAACTTTCTCTGCTACAACCGACTTATCTACTATTACCACATTTCCTGCTTCTTTTATAGTTTTAAATGATTTAGCAGAATTTAGTACTTTTGAAGTTATAGGAAGTGTTACTCCAGACGTTCCTTTTACAGGAAGCACCATCCACCAATATACTGATACTGCTGGTACTATTTATGATTTCTATCAGATTAAAACCGTTGACTCTGGTGGAACTGTAAGCGCCGATCCTCTCACAGATCCTTTTCGTCCAGGGCAGGTTGTAAGCCTAGCTATTGATGAAAAGAGACTCACGCCCAAAGACCAACTCGCTGGAATTATAGGAGGAAGTCTTTCTTTTGAGGTTACAGTTATTATTGGAGGTCGTAGACAAGATCCTAAAGATAATAGAGTAGTTGCTAGCGTATTTTCTCCACCCCATATATCTCCTCTGGGAAGGATGACAGAGATTGCAGAAATAGAAATGACTCGGGTAGGCTTAGGACAATACAGGACTACCTGGACGGTACCCACGGAAGCACCGCAAGCTGTTGGTGGATTTACGCTATATCCAGACGATCAGTATATAGTTGCTTATAAGGGCAATTTTACTGGACTTATCGGGGGAGCCCCTGATACTTTCAGAGAATTTGATAGTGAATTATTTTCATTGCGTTTCTTGGATGGACCCATTCATGGTCGATTCCCAGCTTACGCAACCTTAGAAGATCTAAGACAAACTTTCTTTGAAATTGATGCATATCTTCCTGAATCCCTATCTGAGAAGACGGATGTGGAAGCTAGAAATAAGATATTACAATATCACCTGGAAAGAGCTTCTGATAAGCTAAATGAAGAGCTAAATATGCACCAAATTAGAGGCAATTCCCAAGACCGCCGAGAGTATGTGACGTCTAGGGCTGTATATACTATCCTTATGGCTGCCAGGGGCCAGAACTCTTCTGCCATTTCGGACAAAATGCTGGAGTTTTGGAAGGATAGAGCTGAATACGTCCTAGCCCAACTCAAACGCGAGGGGATTGCCCAAGGATATCCGCTAGGTAGGGGTTAATGGCTAAAAAAGCTTTTGATATAAAATTTGAAGGCCTTGAAAGCTTGGACGGTTTTATTCAGGCTTTAGAACCAGCCTTAAGGCATAGAATACCTAGAGAGATAAAGAAGTACGTTAGTAGAAATCTAGTTCCTCGTATCAAAATGAGACTTTCCCAGGCCACGCAGGCGCGTACATATACGCCCACAGCGAGCGGAGCTGGAGCCCCTACAGGAGGGTACGGAGTACCCAAAAATGCTCCTGGGTATAAGGAGTGGAAAGATACTCGGGTCAATTTACCCCAAACAGGTGGACTTTCTACTCGTGAATTTGTAGCTACGGGGCATTTCGTAGAATCTATAAGTCTCATAAAAGTAGAAAAAATACTAGATAAGATAACCTTTGAAGTAGGTGCTGCGCCAGGACCTAGAGCAGCAGCTAAACCTTTTTCTGACGACGGAACGGGCGGAGCAGATATCAGCCGGGTAATTGAAAATGAAGAATTATCTCAATGGCTTGAAGATTCTGACTATAAGTTCTGGGCAGCAGAGTATGAAGATGTTATTAGGGATGTAGGTCCAGTAATTACTCGTATAATTGTACAGACTATAGATAGCCTTGTTAGGGCTTTCTCTAGGAAGAAATAATGGCAAGAAACTTTATACGTATTATTGAAGATATAGAAGAGGCTCTATCTAGAGAGGTTCGTCGGATGGTCTTTTTTGAAAGACGCCAGCGGGGGAATCCCGGGGTTACTTTTAGAGAGATGTTTGACCCCTTTACTGGTGAGTTTGTACGTAAACCTATAGAACCACGATTCTTTGATGATACTGCTGACAGCCTTCTTTCTACTAGTCCTAGATTTACCCTAGAACTCCTTAAATTATATGAGGATTTAGAGACTAGCAGACTTTTGCCATCTATAGGAAATGAGTGCGTAGAGGCCTTAGAGGGAGGCCCAGCAGCTTATGCAACTCTTTTTGGAGGGAATGACCTACTAACTACCAATGGTGGTACGTCTAGTACAGTAGCTTTAAATAATCGTAAAATTAGGTCTTTGACTACCAGCCATCTAATTAGAATTCTAAGTGGGGAGAATCAGGGTACTTATAGGATAGATTCTATATCCTTAGTGGGTAATGGACCCCATACAGTTACCCTGAGTAATGACCTAGTCATAGATTTACCCACCTTTAAGTATAACCCTGCGGCTGGAATTCTATCCTTTGATAGTTCTGTGGATTTGACCTCAGTGAAAGCAGGGGATGTAATCGAAGATGTAGCTGCTAACCTCATCACAATTACCGCCGTAAACGCATCAGATTCGTCTCTAGCGGTCTCTCCGGGCAGTATTATAGTCTCGGGTTCAGGAGCCAAAATTACGCGCTCTGGGGATGTTTTACAGGGAGATGATGCTGGGGATGCCCAATACTACCTTATTCTAGATCCCAGCCAGCCGGTAGAGGGAAAAAGTACTACCTATCGTAAAAGAAGTTATCCTATTCCATATACCTTTGTCTATTTTATTAAGATTTCTAGTAGGGAGAGAGATGACCATAACGCCATAGCTAACCGCATGATGCAGGTATTTAACCCAGCTAGAGGCACCCTACCAGTATTAGTAAGGTCTGATGAATCGTTCGAATCATCTACTATCAAGGGGGTATTGGCTGGAGACACTACTATTTTTGTTGAGGATGCTACTCATTTCTACGTTAATGAAAAGGTTCGTCTTTTCGATAACTTAGATTTAGGAGAAGAACTAACGATAGAAAGTGTCAACGTGGCAAGTAATACGGTGACCTTTACTACCCCAGCTACTAAAAACTATGTGTATGATAACTGTCCTATGCTGGTTAGTAACTATCAACTTTGCTACTTTGAGAGAGATTTCAGGAACCATATAACAGAGAATAAACAATCTGAGCAATTCTGGATTCATCGGTTTACCTATAGGGTTGAGGGTTGGATTGAGTCTCGAATTCCGGATTACTCTACAGAACAAACTTTCGAAGACGTTGGGGACGTTAATTTTGTTGAATATGTAATGGAGGACATGGAGGGTAATGAAAGAAGTGACCCTCTCATTCCATAATATGGGGGAATCATGAAATTTTATAGAAACATTTCTGGGAGTATGCTTCCTCTAGACTGTCTTAGGCATGGCACGAGATATGTAATGCCTGGCGAGATAGTAGCTCTTCCCGACTCACGGGACGTAAGACACAACGCCAGGCAAGGTAAATTGGTCCTTGTCAGGGGCATGGTGGAGACTAAACCCAGGAAAAAGAAGAAAAAGTACAGGCCTAGGAAGAAGAAAACTCAGGTACTGGAAAAGAAATCTAAACCCAAAAAAGAGAAACAATTAGAAAAAACGGAGAATGAATAATGGCCATTAATACAAATACTGGTCCAGAAAGAGTTGAAGTCACTCCGGTAGCTACTGGTAGCATTCAGGTCCCTGGGGCACCTACTGCTATTACTGCTTTCGTCGTTCGATCTACACTTGCCGGTGCTCCTGCTGATACGCCCGTGGAGGCTTTGAGCCTTGAGGCCGTAGTGGAGCAGTTTGGCGATGTAGAGTTAGGCGATGCTTATTATGCTATTCGAGGCTTTTTCGCTAATGCAGGTACTGGCAATAAGGTCATTATCGTGAACGTTGCTCCGACTGCTTCCGGCACCACTGTGGATGATCGCGGTGTTGCAGAGGCGGCTGGCGCTGGTTTTGTTGAAGATGAGGGAGAGATTGTCACTAGTTTGGCGGTTTCTGGCTACACTGCAACTACTGGCGTGTTGGCGTTCAGTGGTAGTCCTGATCTTTCCGAAGTGAAAGTAGGGGATTACTTCAAAGATGATGATGGGCGTTTGTTCCAAATTACCGCTGTCAGTGATTCTGCTGATACAGTCACCATTGATACTGGTCTTTTTACGGTTGCCGGTGAGGAAGTTTTCTCAACTGGCGGTCTGAATATTACTTCTACGGCTGGCAAAATCTTGCGGCTATATGAAGTTGACGAGCATAATGGTAAAGCTCTGGTTCAAGAAGGGACTTCTAAGGGAGCAGTTACGGTTGACAGTTCTGTGTCAACTACAGTTGGTGCTTCTGCTGGTGGGTTCCTAAATATCGGTGCTAAAGTTGGTGATATCCTTGTAGATTCTGCTAGTGCAGTTTTCTATATTACTGCGGTTGTTGATGATGATCAAGTTACTGTGGATAGGGCTGGAGCGGCTCTGGGCGCAGCTACAATTTATACGGGCGTTGTGGAAATTATCCAGGACACCCTGAGAGCGGCTGGAAGTAATGCTTCCGTGGCTCCTCAGAATGCAGTTGCTTTCGAGAGTTCTGGTGCTGGTTTCGGTATCCTCCCGACGACTGTGGGTCCATGGCCTGCGGACGCTCTAGATGGACACTTTGCCCTTATCGGCGGAGAAGAGAAACAAATTCTTACCTCGGCTGTTGTGGCAAGCGGTACCGTGAATGCAACTTTTGGTACCTCGGCCAATACCCTGGTTTATACGGCTGCTACAGGCGTTATCCAGTTCGGTGGGGCTGAGGATCTTTCAACTGTCAACCCTGGCGATGTTTGGAGAGACGCTGGTGGAACAGATTTCGTTATCAGTAAAGTTGATGACGGAGCTGATCAAATTGTTATTGCTCCTAACCAAACAGTCAATACGGCAGTTGGCTCTACTATCCGAGATGGACAGGTAAGGGTTAATTTCGTAGATACTACGTTTATTCCTGGTACTACGAATGTTCCTACCTTCTTTGAGCCTGCCAGTAAGCTGGAAATTCCCTCAGATGCAGTTGGCTTAGCCGACGATTATTTCGTTGCTGACGCTGTGTCTCAGGATTCCGATTATCTTGGTGACTCTGCGGATGGTAAAGGACTTCATGCTCTGGATGACGTTGATGATGTAAACCTGGTGACTATTCCAGGCGTTACTTCTCGCGTGGTTCAGAACGGTTTGATCGACTATTGTGAGACTTTTAGGGATGACTGCTTTGCTCTGTTGACCGTTCCTCAAGCTGTTCGCTATGCGGCAGTTGATCGGACTTTAGTCAATGTGGTAATCAGCTCTATTGTAAATGGGGCAGTTTATAGCACAGTTACCCTGTCTGGCAACCCAAGTCTTGCCAGTGTTTCCGAGGGCGATCTGTTAAGCTTTAATAGTGCTAAGTATCTAATCGTTGATGTGGATGATACTGACAAAAAATTGACAGTGGAATCAACCTCAATTAGTGGTTCTGGTGCGGCTGTAGTGGTTGCTCCTAGTGCCATTTCTTACAAAGAGACTATTATCAATAATCCCAGTAAGAGAGCTGCTTGGTATTTTAACTATGTTAAGGTTCTGCGTTCGTCTGATAGCGCAGTCTTGACAGTTGATCCTATCGGCCATGTGGCTGGTGTTATGGCTCGTATCGACGGTCAGATTTCTCTGGGTGGCGTGAGTCATGCTCCTGCGGGTATTGGTCCGGCTGGATTGGCCGACACAGTTGGTTTGGATCTCAGTATATCTGAGCGTACTGAAGCAGGTCCTCTGCGGCTTAACTTCATTAACCGGATTACGGAGTTTCCTGGCGCTGGTCGAGTTATCTTTGGACCGTACACGGCGGATAGCGGTACTTCCCCAGCTTTTACGGCGGAGGAACAGCTCATTCAGGTACAAAGATCAATTCTATTTATTAAAAAATCCTTAGAGCCTGGTCTCAGGTCGTTTATCTTTGAGAACTATTCTCCTCTGACTCGTGTTCAGATTGAGAATGCTATCCTTTCGTTCTTAAGGAATAATTCGTATCTGTTCCCTGCTGGATTGCCCGAAAGTGCTCAATTTAAAGTGGTTAGTGTTGAGCCAACCGCTACGCAGGAAGCCGTTGGGTTAATGAAATTCCGAGTTCAAGTGAATTTCAATACCCCGGTCAGGTTCATTGACATTGATCTGGAATTTCCGATTCCAGAGGCTGCATAAGGAGATAGAAGACTATGGCTAGAAGTTGTAAAGTAGACGCAATTGAAAAATTTCGCTTTACGGTTTCCTTTGATGGGCTAACCAGAGCGGGTTTTCATGAAGTCTCTGTCCCTAAGCAGACCACAACCAAAGGTGAATACAGAGAAGGCAATGCTCCGGAGAATATGCAGTTGTTCGCTGGTTTGCATCGGATGGAAGACGTTGTGATGTCTCGTGGCGTCACGACTAATAAGAATTTCTATGACTGGGTAAAACTTGTTTTTGACCCTGAGAAAGTTCCTGAAGGTCAACCGAACGTGCAAGGTCCGGACGTTGTTCCTCTTGGTAATTCAGAGCTTTATCGCAGAGATATTACCATTACACTTTGGCAACGTAAAGGTGTTCCCGCCAAGCAGTGGATTCTCTATAATGCTTTTCCAGTAGCGTTTCAACCGGGTTCGGATATGAACGCTTCTGAGGACGGCGAGAAATCCATGGAGCAATTAACTGTGGGCTACGAGTCCTTTGTGGAACTTAGTGGTTCGGAGATTAAGGCTCCAGAGGCTGGTGAAGATCAGGATTCGCCTGTTACGTAATATTTCTAGAGAAGGAGAGGACGGTTTTATTGGCGGCCTATTTGGTTAAGACCTCATAGAGATGATTCATCCCGTCGCTGTCCTCTCCTCTTTACTAGGAGAGTGGTATGGCTAAGAAGTGTACAGGACAGAAAAAAGTAAAAAAAGTTATGAAAGAGTGGAAAAAAGGTAAACTTCACTCTGGTTCGAAAAAAGGGCCAAAAGTGAATAGTCAAAAACAGGCTATTGCTATAGCTCTAAGTGAGGCTGGATTATCTAAATCTAGTAAAAAAGGAAGAAAAAATAATGGCTAAAAAGAAAAAGGGTAAATACATAGGATTTGCTAAATTAGCCAAAAAAATTGGAGCAAAGGGAGATGTTAAAGATCCCAAGGCTGTTGCTGCTGCTATTGGGCGCAAAAAGTATGGTAAAAAAACTATGCAAAAAGCTGCCGCAAAAGGAATTAAAGTTCCAAACTTAAAGAAAAAAAAGAAGAAATAACTATGGCTACTGCTTCGAAAAAGTATAAAGATCGTCTTAAGGGGGGCCTAGCGGATAAAAGTAAGCCCTCGGATTTTAATAGGAAACAACTATCTAAAGGTATCAAAGTAGAGTTAGAGCATACTAATGATAAAAAGATTGCCAGAGAGATAGCTATGGATCACTTAAAGGAAGATTCTAAGTATTATACTAAGTTAGCAAAAATGGAAAAAAAGAAATCAGGGAGAAAGAAATAATGGCTTTCAAACGTAGAACCAAACAAGAGATGGAAGAACGTAAGCAAAAAGCTAAAAAGTCTCTTAAAAAAATTGAGAAAAAAGAGGAAAAGTTAGAGAAGGTTGTAGAGGAAAAACCTAAAAAGAAAAAAAAGAAGTAGGAGTTTAAATGGCTCGCTCATCTAGTGTAGATGCCGTTGAAAGATTCAGATTCAACGTATATGTGTTTAATATTGGGTTTGATCTGTCCAATATAGCTAAAAATTTCACGGGGTTCCTACGGGCAGGTTTTACAGAGGTTACTCTTCCCAGACAAACCACTGGGGTAATGGAGTACCGCGAGAATGTAGACCAAGCACATCCACAGTTAATCCCAGGTATAACTAGATTTGAGCCTATAGTTTTGAGGAGAGGAGTTACCTCTAGTTCCGATTTTTTTAGATGGGCTAAAGATACCCATAATCCCTCTAGCATAGTTTCTACTGCCATCCAACGGCTCAATGGAGATGCTTCCGCAGCTCCTCCCGCCCAAACAGCAGATTTTCGCAGAGACGTTCTTATTATAGTATATGGTAGAGGTGGTGGAGTACAGACTGAAGATCCAACAGGTATTAGTCAAAGAATTACTGGAGTTGCTGGAGCAGCTTCATCCGCTTTTGGACTTAATGCGCTGGGAGACGTAAAAAAGGCATGGCTCCTTAGAGATGCGTGGGTATCCTCATATAAACCTGGGGATGATTTATCTGCTACGGAAGATACAACTAAGCTTGTAGAAGAAATCGAGCTACGTTATGAATCTTTTGAAGAAATCTCTCTTGAAGCCCTTACTAGTCAAGCCCTATCACTTGGTACAGGTATCCTTTAATGGCTAGAAGTAATAATGCAGATCCATTAGATAGATTTAGGTGGAAGGTATACATTGTGGCACCGGCTGGAACTCAGTTTGCCCGAGCAGGATTTACTACCTGTTCTAGCCCGGGGATAACCCTAGATTTCGCAGCTTATGCTGAAGGGGGAAGCCACATGGTCCCTAGAATGATCCACAATGGTGCTACCTTTAAGCCCATAACTCTTACTAGAGGAGTTATATCCCAAACTGGAGTAGATGATTTCTCTAAATGGTTAGAGGATGCGTTTAAGGCCCTAAATCCGGAACCGGGCTCTGCCCCAGTACAAAACTACCGACGAGATATAGTTTTAGAACATTTAGATAGGGATGGAGATGTAGTTAAACGGTACACTATGAGAAATTGTGTTCCCACGGCTTACGAACCAGCCTCAGATTTCGGAGCAGACGACGAATCTGCTCTGAGTGTCGAGACTCTAACCTTCAATTATGAGGGATTTGAAGAAGAAACAGGGGGCGATTTAACCTCAGTTTTAGATAATCTTAGAGGCCTATTCTAATATCAAGGAGGAATTATGATTATTGAATTACCCTGCGGCATCGTAAAAGATGGCGTGGTATACGACCATGTTCGGATTAAGGAACTTACCGGCAAACAGCAAAACTACTTAATGGACTTTGATCTAGTGAGTGATACTCTGGGGCATATCCCCAAACTACTTACAGACCTTGCTGTTGAATACCAAACTAAAGATGGTAAAGTAGCCGATATTAAACCAGAAGAGACTGTATGGCTGATTAGCACGGATGATATAGAAGTTATCCTTGTCAAGATTCGTCAGGCTACTTTTGGAAAAATGTTGGCCATGCAAGTCACCTGCCCCCGTTGTGGGAAACAACAAACCGTTAGTTTGGATCTTTCTAAACTTAAAATTAAGAATCTGAAGGATAAAAAGAAAAGGTCTGTATCGCTTACTCTTAAAAAGTCTAAGAAGAAAGTAGTCGTGAGGTTGTTGGGATTGCAGCAACTCTTTGATTTGAATGCTGCCATTAGAGAAGCCAATAAAGAGTTCTATACTACTACGGTGGCGCTCTCTTTGGAAGAGATAGACGGCAAAAGTCCAGTTAAACCAGAGGATATTGAAGATATTCCGTTAACCGACTTACAGCAAATTGATAAGGCCTTTGATAAAATTAGAGGATCAATCGATAATAAAATAGAGCATGAATGTGATGCTTGTAAGTCTGAGTTTGATACCCCGCTCCCAGTTGTGGAACCGGGTTTTTTCGCCCCGTCGCAGACCCTTTCAATATAATACCCACCGAATATATAGATCATCGATCTGATTTGCTATGTGATTATGGGTATTTAGGTGAAACCTACAAATGGGGTCCGGATCAGATAGATGTACTTCCGTGGAGTTTTCGGAAGGAATTAATAGAAATAGATAAAACTGCTAGACAGGAAATGACACGAGATGGCAGGAGCGCATAGCGTAACTATAGTTATTAGCGCCCACAATAGGGCCTCTAAACCAATTAGAGCTGTCCACAAGGACTTGAATAGGTTTCGTACTGAAGTTGTACGTTTCAACCGAAATCTATTTACAGCTAGTGCTATTATAGCCACTTTTGCGGCTGGATTTAGGAGAGCCTTCAACCTTACGGGTGTGGGAGCCCAATTTGAGTTTGTACGACAACAGTTTTTACAAACATTTGGAGAAGGGTATTTGATGACTCTTAAGAAGGCTTCTAGATATACCATGGACGCAATGACTACCATGCAATTAGCCGTTAAGAATCATGCTAGAGGTCTTAAGAAGTGGGAAACTGAGAAGATATTTACTCTATCTGTAGGTGCTGCAAAGATTCTAGGTACCTCCACTGCGAATGCAGCCAAGCAGATGTCTGCCGCTTTTACTAACCTAAGTGTCAAGGGCTTACAGACCTTCCTTGTTGCTCTAAATACCAATAACCAGTTCTCTAACATGAATGTATTAATTCAGAAACTTACCAAGGGCTTAAATGCGGCTGGTAGGATGACGGAGAACTTTCGTAGAGTAGCCTTAGCAGAACTATCCAAGACTCTCATGAGATTTGTAGATACTGGAGACAATGCTCTTCAAGTGATAATGATGACTAAGGCTAGTTTTCAAGATCTTAAATCGGTTATTGGTTCCTTTCTTGGCAGAGCCATAGCTCCTCTGGCTAAACAGATGGCTATGCTAAACTTTAGTATTTTTGCTAAGTTACTGCCTATTTTAGATGGTACAGACTCTAAGATGCGTAGTCTTAGGAGTGGTATAGTAGCTCTAACGCAATCTATAGGAGGTTTAGTAGCCACTATTGGTGGTGTTGTGGGAGGTTGGTCCCTACTTCGTCTCCTATCTGCTACTCTGGGTTTCAGATTATCCACATTCGCCGGTATTGTGGGTCTCCTAGCTGGAGCTTTTATGTCAGCCAAGGATAGTTCTAAAGGATGGATGGAGACTCTGGCTGATATAGGCGCTGAAATGAAGTTTTATTTTCAAGCCTTTATGACTTATAAGGACGGAGTATCTACCTTTTCTAGGGACGTAGCAACCCGTATTGGGGGTATGAGCCAGGAGTCCCAAGAACGAATTCTGATGATAGCTAAGGCTCTAGTTCAGGCTAAAGAAATTATGTTAGGTTTCTTTCAAGGCCTAAAAGCAGTTATGACCTGGGTAGGTAAGGCAGCCACTACAGTAGTTGATTGGACTCTGAAAGTAGCCAAGTTTTTTGGTCTGATTGATGCCAAGCAATTTTCTGCTGGAAGAGGCAAGCTTCTACGTGGTGTGGGGATGGTAGCTGGAGGAGCTTTGGGCGTAGGTCTTTTGGGTAATCTAGTAGCTAAAGCCTTTGGACGGAATTTAAACGTATTTAAAGGAGGTCTTTTTGGAAAAAGAGGAAGTAGCCCTACAAGGCCGTTATTTGTAATCGATGTCGGGGGCAAAGGAGCTGGAGTTGCTGGCGGACTACTAGGTAAAATACCTGGAGCTGGTGGAAGTGTTCTTAAAGGATTAGGTATTGTGGGGGTTCTAGGAGCCCTAGGAGTAGCGGTCTATAAGCTTACTAGCTGGTTAGATAAAAAGTGGGGAATGAGTACCGCCATCGGAGAAGGATTGGCTAAAATAACCCATCGACCACAGCTAGAAGGACATGTAGGAGCTAAAAAACTAGAAAATATTCTCTCTGGAAAAGCTACCGTTAGTGGAAAAAGATTAGATATTTCTCAACTTACTGAGCAAACTAGAAAATCTTTAGAACTGAGAAGCCAGCAAATGAGTAAGGGGTTAGGTTCTATAGATATGAACTTACTTTATAAAATTATGGAAGATGGAGTAATTACTCAAAAAGAGGCTAATAGGCTTTTAGATAGTATTGATCATAAAATTAGACTAGACGCTTTTGAAGCAGCAAATACCAAACCTACCGCCGCAAACTTCTTAGGTAAATAATTATGAGAAAGTTCTTATCCTATACTTCTAAGCCCTCTTTACTAAAGGCATTTTTAATTCCAGTAGAAGAGAGAAATAATAGAATTCCAGTCTCTCAACAGGACCAGAATATTCTAGAACTAGGTCAGTTTTATCTTAATCCCAATACTTGGAACGACAGTAAAGAAACTAAGTGGGTTAAGCATCTGGTTCCTGGCATGAGCGATCCTCATCAGCAGTGGGTTGCTGGTGGTCCTAGAACTATTACTTTTGAGGCTCTCATTACAAGAGATCTATCCTTTAGTGAGGCAAAGAGTAAAAAAAATAAGACATCTATTGTAAATACCAGTAAAAAAAACTCTGTAGTAGCAGGTATAGCTTCTCTAGTACAAAAAATAGGTGGTCTTAGTGATTCTGAGTCTATTTTACAGCAAGGACAAAGAGAGGGCACATTTCTCAACTTAGATATTACCGAAAAGTTGAATTATTATAGAAGTTTACTCTATCCTAATATTTCTTCTTCTGCTAATCGTATATCCTCTCCTCCTAACTTAGTACGTCTAGTAGTTGGTAGTACGCTTGGAAAACGAGCCCAAACAGCTAGATTTGTAGTAGATAAGATAGAAATTAGAATAACTAAGCAATTTCCAGATCTAAGACCTATGGAAGCAGTCGTAGCTTTCACACTTACAGAATTCGTAGATAGGCCCCTATCTTCTAAAAATGATATCTTGACGGATGTGTAATGGCTAATTTTAAACCAGGATCTAGATATACTAATGGTACTTTTACTCTTAGTCCGGAAGACAGTGAATTCCTTATTCTAAGAGAAAAATTAGATATTCCGGAATCTAGCGAAGATATATTTTTTATAGTGGAGGGAGAACATATATACAGACCAGAACTTATTGCTATAGAAGTATATGATAGGCCCGAACTTTGGTGGGCTATTGCAGATATCAATAATATCAAAGAGCCTATGTTTGACCTAGAGGTAGGGCAAGAACTACGAATTCCTCCCCTGTCTGCTGTATTACAGGCTCTAGACGTAATCAATAAGTAAAAGATATGTTAGCCAATTTAAACGAAATGAAAGCCCCCTACTTTGAAGTTAGAGTAGGTCCTCCATATGCTACAAGTGATCAACTGGTGCTACTACCGCCCCATATCCATAAACTCATTAATGTTTTTGAATATAGGGAGGTTGTAGACGGGGGTAAGGAATCTGCTAGTCAGGTCCGTATCCTTATCTATGAAGATAAAAATCAGTCTGGTTCTGTATTAGACTTGACTTTTGACAATCAGGCAGGGGTAAAATCTCTAACTCCAGAAGAAGTACGACAGGGTAAGGTTTTAGCTGATAAAATTAAAGAAGAAGAGGAAATCCTTGCTAATATCTCCTTAGATGACATTAAAAAGAAAGAGTCCCAGGCTAAGAGAGTGGTTGCTCTAAGAAAAGAGCAGGAAGAATTGGCTTCTCAAGCTAGGTTTGTATTCCAGGAAAGAAATACTATAGAGGTTACCTGGGGTTATAAAAATACTGGTAAATATCCAGATTTTAGTCCTAGGACAGCTAGAGGAGAAATTCTTCAGGTTAGGCAGAGATTTCCTAACGCAGATATGCCCGCTACGGAAGTTCTAGCCGTGGATCAGGGTTTAGGAGAAATGTCTAAAATCTATCCTCAAGAGGCTATTAATTTTACGGTGGGGAAAGTTAAACAGCTCCTGAAAGATAAGGCTATTCCGGAAGGTACAACCGTAGATGAGGATAACCGAAAGAATACAGCTCCAGCTAGAGTAGATCACATACTACAGGCACTGACCTATGGTGGTTTTCTTAAAAATGTGAGTTTACGTCTGTATCTGACTCCAGAAGAACTGGCCTTAGATATACAGGATGAACGTAGTGGTAGAATCTGGGGATTAGGTATGAATCTCCATGAATTTATTAGTGAGATGGCAGAAAAACTCTTTGCTCACTACTATATTACTACAGAGGGTAAGAATAACACGACCGTTATTAATTTTGTATCTCGACGCAAGTTTGAATCTGAAGCAGCTTTTCATTTCTTATGGAAGGGTGGTATCAAAGATAGGGGTATAGAAACAGACGGCAAGAATGTTATATATAATACAGTCAAAAGTCTGGATTTAGCTCTGTATCCCAGTGGAGGTTCTGGAGCAAGTTCCTCTGGAATATGTGGGATTACCAAAAAACCTACTGGTCATATCGCGGGAGCCTCGGTCATATTTTCTCCCAGGCATGGTGAGTTGGAAAAGTTGAGGGTAGAACTTAACAAAGCGCATAATATTAGGGCTGTCCAGCCTCAAACTGCTGACCCCAAGAATGCGGAGCAGAATAATTCTACTGGACTATCTACCTACAAAGAGAACTGTGGATCTAATGACCATGTCGCTTCGGTGGATAGGTTAGCCGGTAGAATGGAAAGAAGTTTAAAACTATCCTTTCAAACTATTGGAATTCCTCTACTTACTCCGGGTACCATAAAGATGTCCAATATAGGACTGAGGTATTCTGGTATTTATTATATGTTGTCGGTTCATCATCGGATTACCCCAGAAGAAGGATATACTTGCACTTGTGTGGGTGAATCTAACTCCGTAGCTACCGGGGGAACTTCTATAGAAGGACCTCCAGTACGTACTGATTTGGCTGGGAATCTGAAAATACAAATAAGAGCAGACGTAGGCAAAGAGAGAAAAGATCTAGCGATATTTAAAAAAGCTCTAGGAAAGTAATATGTCAGTAAAACTACATGACTGGACAGGAGATACGGCTTATCTTGGTAAGTCTAAAGCTATCGTTGTAGATAATAAAGATCCAGACTACAAGGGTAGAATTAGGGTTCAGAGTCCAGTTTTTGGTATAACTGGTTGGATTCCTTTTCTAGTTCCAGATGATGGATTTTATTCTGTACCTGATATAGGAAATGTGGTCTATGTGGAACCTGCGGGTGGAGATCTGCGTTATCCCATAGCCACGGCTCTTATAAATGGGGGAGAACTGGGAAGTAGGGATATTCCCCCAGCTTTTCAAAGAGAAGTTCCTACCAACAGAGGTTGGTTCAGTCCTGGAGTGCTTGGATCTACGGGCAGACCAGAAGAGCTGAATAGTGGGCATTCTCTAGAACTAGATGACGGACTTGCTGTATTGGATGATGGATCAGTAACCCATACCGCAGAAGATAGGGGAGTCAGAGTAACCACTTCTGGTGGACACACCATTCGGATGCTAGAAGAGGCTTCGGACGGCGAACAACAGAATAGGGTAGATATTAAGACTTCGAAAGGCCTGACCATAGAACTAATCGATGATAATGATGGCTCAGAGCCTAACAGGATTAGGATTAAAAATAGTACAGGCACTATTTATATAGATATCGATATGGAAAATGATATCATAGAGATAGATGCAGAAAATGTAAAACTAGGGACTAATGCGGCTGAGGCTATTGTAAGGGGAGACACTTTTAGGGACCTGTTTAATAGCCACCGGCATGTATCTTCTGCTCCAGGCGTACCTACCGGGAAGCCTATTCAGCAGATGGACCCGTCTTCAGCAAATACTCACCTCTCAAGTAAACATACGGTAGAATAAGGAGTAATCTATGGCACTGTCAGCTTCCAGCATGAAAGATAAAATTAAGGCTAGACTCACAGCTCTGGGCGTTACGGATACAGATTTTGGAGAGACTGCTGACGGAAGCGTGACTATGGAACAGATTCTCGAAGCTTTCTGTCAAGGTGTAATCGATGAAATAACTACTAACGCCGTTGTTAATCAACCTAATGATGGTGGCGGTGATGCTGAAGCCCCAGGAACTATCGTATAATGGCTATTAAAAAGTATTTAGGAAAAGCTTTAAAATTTCCCATAGATACAAAGTTTGTACCAGAGGATGGTATTGATTTGGTATTGCAAGATGTGCAGCTTTTGCTACTAACCCGCCCTGGAGAAAGAGTCATGAGACCTACCTTTGGGTGTGGTATAAATACTCGTTTATTCGACAACATAGATACCGTAGCTAGTGTAGGAGCTGTAGATATAGCCGAAGCTATTAGGGATTTTGAACCTAGAGTAGATCTGTTAGAGGTTGTCCCTGTTATTCGAAGATCACAGGGGATAGTACTATTTACTATAAGAATGTTAATTAAAGACGCGAATGTAGAGAGGAACCTAGTCTTTCCTTTCAAGCCTGCATCTGAACTTAGTAACAGATAAGGAATAAGACATGGCTAATTCTTCAATAGACTATATCGCCAAAGATTTTGACTCCATTGTGGATGCGTTAATTACTTTCGCAACAGTCAACTATGGGGAAGATACGGCTGGGAACCGCCAATGGACTAACTTCAATGAAGATGATTTTAGTCGTACTTGGTTAGAAATCGTAGCCTATGTTGGTGATCTTATTTTCTATTATTTGGATGTTCAAGCTACTCAGAGTAACCTAGAAACGGCAACCATTAGATCGGCTGTGTTGGATATAGCCAAACAGTTTGGGTATGTGGTTCCTACCGCTTCTTCTGCTTCTGGTCTAGCCACTTTTACTCTAAACACCAGTGAAACAGTCCCTGTAGGATTTAGAGTCTCCGCAGATAATGGGGCTGAATTTTTTACTACTAGCAGTTCCCCGCAGGCTGGGTCTACTGCCCTGAGCGTTATTTTACCCGTTATTCAAGGTGAACAAAGAGATGAGACTTTTTCTGCCAAGGGAGTCCAAAATGAGGAAGTAGTGTTGGGATTTACTCCTTTAGTAGTTGATACTAGCAACTCAGTCACTACTCTCAGATCGCCTAGAGTCACGGTTAATGGTAATTCCTATAGTCTAGTGAATACTTTTATAGATAGTTTACCTTCTGATAAACACTATCAAGTGGTAACTAATACTGATGGACAAACTGTTATTCGTTTTGGAGATGGTATTTTTGGTGAATCCTTGGCTCCGAATGATACGATTGTTGTCAATTATAGGACTGGGGGCGGTACTTCTGGAAATATACCGGCCAGCACCTTGACTACACTAGAGGATGACGCCACCTTTATTGATTCGGTGATAAATACATCGTCTTTCAGTGGAGGATCTGATGAGCCCACCATTGATCGGCTTCGCGAACTTATTCCTGCCTCACTACAAACACTAGAAAGAGCTGTTGCAGTAGATGATTATGGTGATATTATCGTAGCGAACTTTAGCAATGTTCTTAAAGCAGCCGCTGAGGAAAATATCACAGACAGTGGTGTAGATGTGGACATCTATGTAGTTCCTTCTGGAACTTCGATAACTCCTATTACCACGAATTTATCCCTTTTTAACAGTATTACTGATTACATAGATAAACGGAAAACAGTCACTACTACCTTCCGACTGTTGGATGCTAATGGTATAGATGTGGATTTTAAAATAACCGCATTTCTCCTAGAGGGAGCTTCACGGACTGAGATTTCTCAAGATATTACCACAGCACTAGAGACATTTTTTGATCTCTCCGAGGGGGATACAGACGGAGCCGGGACTAAATTTGGTCAGCGGGTTCTCTTAAATGATCTGTATGCTTTATTGGATGATATTGAAGGTATAGATAGATTTGAAATCATAAGATTCAATTATATTCCTAGAATTGAGCCTACCACAGCGTCTGGAACTAATTATCTAACCAGCACTATTGAGGTTATGCCTGAATCTGAACCATCCGAGTGGCTCGTGGCATCTGAGTATAATGCGGGATCTCCGGATTATAACCCATTTACAGTGTATAAACGACTTACTGGATCGGTATCTAACCTTAGCGCTGACAGCCTAGCTGATGATAGTTTAAATCTAGCGGTGGTAGAAAGTGAAACCTCAGCTATTAATGTGGATGGTTCAAACAACGTAGTGTTCGATAAAAACAGGACTTTTGTAGCAGATGAGTTTGTGGGAGGAGGATTCCTATTAGTAGACTCCTCCGGGAATATATGGAATATTACCGACAATGACGCTCACTCTATTATCCTAGGTCCTAATGCAATTAATAATACTGTGGTTTCGGATGTATCTGCTGGCAGTTATAAGATTGTCAGAAGCTTGATTGGACAGAATCTTATTTTTAGAAATCTGGTCTTTTCCAACATCGACTATAATACTCATAATACTATTTATAGGATTGGATCGAGTTTCAATCTAGTCGGAACTATTGGAGATTCCTTTGATATTTCTATTCCCCAAACCAATACGGGCAATTTTGGTGTACCCGTAACCATCGTTGGATTTACTTCAAGTACACCTACTGCCGGTACTGGTAGAGTTTCCTTTGCCGGTAGTCCAGATCTATCCAGCGTAACTACTGGACCGGGTAGTGATTACTTGCTCATAGACAGTAATGAACAAGTCTTTGAAGTAATCACGGTGGATGATACTAACAAAACCGTAGATATTATTCACCAAGCAGGGGTGACTACAGCTCCTGTGGTATCAGGTGGCCAGCCAGGATCTCTAGCACCAAGGTATTATAGTGATGATGGTGAAGTGAGTTTTGTTATTGGTCAAGCAAATCAAGCAGTTGGTATTGGATTTCAAGCCCAAGGTAATATACAGACTGTAGATCCCGCCAATATCAGTGATGCGGAAACCTTTATACTTAATGATGGAATTAATCCTGCGGTTACATTTGAATTTGAAAAGACTGGTGGAGTAGCAGGAGGCAATGTAGCGGTAGACATTTCAGCCGCTGCTGATGCCGAAGATGTAAGAGATGCTATTGTTTCAGCAATCAATGGAGCAGCTTCTCTAGCTATTACAGCAACTCCAGGTACTCCCACAAATATGGTACTTTTACAAAATGATAATGTAGGTACACAGGGAAATCAAACTATTATCAATGGTGTAGCTGATACTGGATTTATCACTACCGGCCTAACTGGTGGTCTTAGTGTAGGAAGTATTCCTACCCCAGTAATTCCGGCTGTAGGTAAATCTTCCACAGATACCGGATTAGACACTGACGGAAATGTTATAGATATCTTTGTTTTTAAGGTATCTGGTTATGTAGATGATATTGTGAATTTAAGAAAGAGCGAAATTCCTGAATTCTCAGAAGATAATTTAGAATTAGACCTTAGAGGGGGCGTAGCCTAATGTCTACTTTGACTATTACTAGACCACCCCAATTTCTAGATCCTTGGTTCGTAGAGATCGAACAGGTTTGGGACGAGATTGAGGCGGCTACTAACGACCAAGAGACGAGGATAGGAAACTTAGAAACTGCTATTGTTTCAAGTGTAGTAACTTCCTTGTCTGCTCAAGGGGAACCTGCTCTCACAGGCCCCGTGGTCTTAGATAAAACAGACGATATTACCCTTACCCAAGTAGGTAATACTATTACTATTGGCGGGGGTATTACCGACCACGGTGGTTTAGCCGGACTCCTAGACGACGATCATACTATCTATCTATTGGCAGATGGTACGAGATCTCTCACTGGAGATATGAGTCATGGTCTTACCCAAGCCCTAAATTTTAGGGTAGAGGGCTTTGCTACTCCTCCAGCGGCGGGAAATCAGGGCAGATTAATTTTTAATCAGACCACTGGCAGGTTAATGGTAGACAATGGTTCTGCCTTTATAGACTCCGGTATTACCGTACATGCGGATCTGGGTGGTTTAACTGCTGATGATCATTTACAGTATGCTAGAACAAATGGTACTAGAGATATCACAGGAGATCAGACATTTCTTCAAGATATTATAGTGACTGGTCAGTTCCAAGCTCCTTTGAATGAGACTTGGGAAGCCTATTCTCAAGAAGATGATGGTGCTTCTTCGTTAGCTTTCCTGTTTGATACCGCCAATCTTATGGATACTGCTGGATCAAAGGTACTAGCAGTTAGAAACGCTACCAACGAAGTTTTTGCTATTCTTAGAGATTCTGATCCTAGCCCCCTGGGAACCTTCTCTGATGAGCATGTGATTAAGTTGACTGAGAAAACAGGTAGTGATGTTGGTTATATAGCTATGACCA